TTAGTCCATTCGCCTGATAAATTTAATCTAACCCTATGATAACGATTGTTTGAACGTATAGGTGCGAAACCATCGGCATTAACTGTACTAGCAGAACCAAAAGTAAAGTCAGATGCAGTTGTTCTTCTACTTGCTACCTGAACTGTGACTGTTGCGGTAGCACTTGGTGTTTTTTCATAAATTGGTCTTATCTGTGAAACCAAAGAAAGTTTTTTATTACTATGTTCAAATTCACCCGTTTCTAGTGTTGCATCAAGGGATGAACCCGTAAAGGTTTGCAGTTTGTTATTATTACTTCCAACGAATAATAAATTACCCCCTTTATATAAAACAGAATCTAACGAGGCTGGTAACGTATCTATTGACGAACTTATACTTGCTAATCCTTCTAAGGTTCTACCAGACGTTAAAATGGAACTAACAACATCTGTTGCTTGATTAACTAAAGACCATCTATCCAAAGCATAGTTGTAAACAAGAATTTTATCATTTGTAACTGACCCAACTGACGTATATGCCCACATTATTAATTTATTTGTTGGATCAACTGCGGAAGATAACTTATGTGCAAAACCCGTGTTAAAATCATTTTTAAAAAAGTTATCAATCTTTTCATGTCCAATAGGACGTGAACCACGTCTTGAATCAAAAGCATAAAAGCCATCATCAGTATAATAATAAACAGTTCTACCAACACTTGTAACTGAATTGCCAAAATTACATCCGCGAGTTGATTCTATAGTATCAAACTGAAACACAAGTGGAGTGCCAACATACCTGCCAACTACTATGCCTTTTTCTAATAAAATTATAATTTCTTCGCCACCAACTAATCCAGTAACAGAACCAAGGTCAGATAAGTCTTGATTATCAGCTTGCGTTGTTTGTGATGTTGTCCACGATGTAGCATCGCCAATAGATGACCACCTAACGTTATTAAGACCACCCGTTGAATTATTACCCGTAAAAACAAAATCCCTTACAACAGCAATTTGCTCTGCATTTACACCAACTGCTAAGTCACTAAATACAGAACTACTTGTTAAATCATATTCTTGTATGTTTTCGCCTTTACCTGCAACAGCAATAACCTTATCACCAAATTGCACAAATTTCCAAACGTCAGTTGTATCTAACGTATATCCACCAGCTTTTGATACATCGTCTAAATTTGATGTTGAATTGTTATATAAATATAATTTTGTTTCATCGCCAGCAAAAATCTTCACGTTTCCTGAAGTGTCCTCACAAGCAAATATTCCTCTAATATAATTTGTACCAGCATTAGAGTAATCATTAAGTGATTTAAATGTTTCATAACCTCTTACAATAGGTTGAACATTTGTTGCAACTGTTAAGCCTTTATTTGCATATTCTGGTTGATCTGGCAACCACTCATTTAATCCTAGTTTTACTGTGTCCATTGTTCACTATTTCCTGATGATGTTTGACTCCATGTTTCTGAAGGTGTTGACGTAACACTTGACCATGTTTCAGTCGTACTAGATGAAACTTGTGTCCATGATTCTTCAACTGGACTTAGTTGTTGTGTCCATGTTTCTACAACAGAACTATCTTCACTCCATTCTTGACCTTGTTTAAATCCTTCAGTTACATCACTAAATAAACTGTTTATTGTACCATTTACATTGACCTCATAACTTGACGTTGAAGTTGACGTAAATGTTGCAGTTTGATTTGCTGAAAAACTAGCAATATATGTAGTAGAACCAGTTGACGTAAATACAGATGGTGCTATGCCATTAACTGTTCGTAATAAAGTTGCTGATCCACTTGTAATAAAAGCTGAACTTAAAATATCATCAACTAATCTTAGCCTTATAGCTGAACCTGAAACAGTAAACGAATTTGTTATTGTAGAATCAGCTGTACGTTGACGTAATCCTGAACCAGTAACTGTAAACGTACTTGTCGTTGAGCCGTCAGCAGATTCGCCAATTAAGGCTGTGGCTGTTGCAGTAAAAGTAGATGACGTTGTTAGTGTGCCAAAACGTACAAAAACATTTTCCCAACTCGTAGAATCTAACGAAAAAGGTAATGTGTCTAATCCACCCCAGTTAGCTAGTTGGTCTAAATTTGGATCACGAAAATCAACAAACTGTGCATTATCTAAACTAAAGGGTAACGAATCTAAACTGCCATATTGAGCCAGTTGTTCTAGTGTTGGCGATACAATAGCCATTCATCTTAATCTAAACTAACAGTTAAAGACCCACTCGCAATTTTTAATACATCTCCCGTTTCAATCGTTTTTGCACTTGAAAACGCACCATGATATAGTAAGTTTCCACTTGAACTAGCATCAAAAATACCAAAGTGACTCACCGAACCCCAAGAACCCGTAGCTGTATCAAATTCAACATTACTATTTGATGATATAGAACCTGAACTCGCTGTGCCGAAAGTCACCACTTTGCGAGTATATCCAGAGCCAGATAACTCTGTTCCGCTTGCATCATCATTGAAACTGCCCGTTGATAACGCAACATAAAGTGCTGAAGGCTGTGCTAGTGCGGAAGAACCCAATACATGGTCTAATACTTTGTTTTCTAAATAATTTGATGCTGACATTTTTTTATCCCGTAATAGTTATTAATTGTTTTGTGTAATCATCCTTCATAGCTAAGGCTGAACCATATTTTTCTTTATCGTGGCTCACGATAATTTCCTGAATACCTCTAGTAAATAATTCATCATATTGACGTGCCTTTTGATCGTCTAATAAAAATACACTTGCATGATGTAATGCACCATATAAATAAACGTCAGGATGACGAGTTAGGATTGTATTTGATGTATTGCTATCAGATAAACCTTCAATAGTTTTACTATAAATCATTTCCATAGTAATAACTGAATCTGGTGATGGTGCTAATTTTATTTCACTTCCAACAATAGAATATGCTTGAGGTGTTCCATTTGCAGAAGTTGTAAAATTTTTATTTAATGAATTAAGTGAATGGTAAGCTAATACTTTTCTAGGCGATGTGTTTAATCGTATGGTTTCAATTCTTCTTAAATCAGTCGGTAATGAAATATATTGGTCACCAGCCGTAGTTGATGCGGTAACCCTATCATGGTCAAATCGTGTGTATAATTCCCTGCTCAAACGTGCCTCTGTGAGGTCTATAAAATCGTCAATGTTTGATGTCAAATCATCACGGGCTAAGAAATTAGCAATAGATGTTTTTAAATCACTATAATTTGCAAGTGCCATTATAATTTACCTCCACCAGTTCTTAGATACCTATTGTCTGGGTCATTTAAATATTTTTTCCATGCCTTTAGATTTTGTGCAGGCTGTCCAAATCGTTTTAATAATTCATAATATAATGTGACTGGAATGTTAGCCACATGTTGGTGATGTTTTTGTGTGTTACCAATTAATTTACCTTTTTCATACGCATTGGCTTTTTTCTTATTGTCATCTAAAATATGATCCACTTTTTGTTCAGTAACAATATAAGTTTCATCACCTTCATATTTTAACTTAGTGGTTTTTTGTTCGTTTTTACTTACTATTTTTTCCATAATTTTTTACTCATAAAAAAGGGGGTTTTTTACAACCCCCTAATTATAATTATTACGATAAATCGTAAACTGCCCCGTGTGCTTTCGGTGCGTTCACAATTAAAGTCATTTCAGAAACAATCGCAAACTTAGTTGCATCACCAGTAGGTGCTACATCACTAACTGAAAACGAACGTCCTGACAATGCACCCATCTTAATATATTCAGGGTCTAACAGATATACTCTGTCATTTTGCATTTGTCTGTCAATAACGACATTTAGAGTTCCAAAATCTGTCAAAAAAATTGACACCGAACCTATGATGACCGCATCTTGCGGTGCTGAGGCTGTCATTTGGATTTGGTTTGTCGCAACTGAGCCACTACTTAATGCACTGAACGTTGCTTTTTTAGATGGTGAAACAACAAGCATACTAGGATTGCCCCCGTCTTCATAACAAGCCTGCATAACAGTCTCAATTTGGTCGAGAGACATTGACCTTCCAGTTCCATCAGTTCTAGTTGCAGAACCATCGAAAGCAGTTATATCGGTGGCATCTCCAGCAGAAGATACGTTCGACAACCAAGTTTCAATCGTACCGAACTTTCGTGGATCAGATGCAGATTTTGCAACAGATGCACATAAAGTTTTTTCAATGTCACGTCTTTGCTCAATGCCTTTTAAGACTTTGACATAAGCCGTTTCTTTATCCCTGCCTGCTTTATCAACCACATCTAAAGTATTTGAGACTGAACCAGCTTGTACAAAGATTTGATGCTGGTTGCCAAGACGAACAGTAGGTTGCGGGTTACTATAACTGTAATCTGCACCCTCATTGTTTGCATTATTATCAACGGCACTTGCGAGTTCTTGCACTTGCCATTCGTGGTTTATCCCTTTTGTTGCCACTTTTTCCATGTTGGAAAATAAAGGTGTTTCGTCTGGTGTAATTCGGGTGATTACATCAGATAAGTCTTCTCTTTCACCTATGGCTGAAGAATTAGTATAAATCGCCATGATTTACTCCTTAAAGTTAAATAGTTTATATTTATTTGTTCATAAGATACTCTACAGCATCTTTCATTTTTCCTGACTTACCAAGTCGGTCAAATAATTGTTTGGACTTTCTTTGCTTACTTTCATTCTTAGAAGTTGGAACTGCCCCTTTAATCATTTTTGGTGCTTTGGTTACCTTCTTCTTTGCAACTTGATTTTTCTGCACAAGCCTATCATAAAGATATGCTTTTCGTAAAACTTCAATCGCCCTTGGGTCTGATGCAGTCTGCATTTCTAAATCTGAAAATCCGACACGTTTTGCATAGTTGACAACCGCTGATTTTTCTTTAGTTGCAACATCTGCATTTTTCCATGTTGGTATTCGTTCTAGTAATTCGACTTTAGCGGAC